CCCATTTCTCAAGTTAACGTCTAGCTATGCTATCCATTATCTTTGAAAAACGAACTCGAAAGATTCGGGACCTTGTCCAGAATCAAGCAGACATTTTGAAGATGAGTCTGAAATCTCGCTTCGTCAACACTCAAAGTGTTTTTCCGACGTTATGTCAAATTTTTGACATAGGGTCGCGAGGAATTCAGAGTTTTGTCGAACCCCTACTCGATTGTCGAGAAGGGATTCTAAAGGGAAAGATGTACCGGGGGAAAGCTGGTCTGGTGATTGATTCACCGACCTCTAAGTGGTACGATCTCATCCAGGATAAGTTTGATGATTCCTGGAACAAAGCCATAACCATGGCCGACGGCTATAACGAGTGTTATGAGTTAATTCTCCACTCGGTAAAAGGACTCGATTGGATCGAGTACCTCCACACTATTGGGCATTATTTTCTTTTGGCCCTAAATGATGAATTAGAGGAGTTCCTCAAGTATCAAACAGCTGTACTGGTTGCCTTTTCGTTGGACAACCATGTAGAGGAACCTCCGGCGTGTGTTGTAAGAGGTCACTTTCGTTTAGGTGATTTCTTCCCGTACGGACGATCGACAATGTCAAATATTAGGAGACATTGTATTCAGCGTAGATCACGTCTCGGAAAACGTCTTGCTTATAGTCTTTATCAGACTAAAAGCTTGGCGCCACCGGCACGACCTTGTTTTGTTATTAAAGCTTTGGATAAAAATCTTTTGGCTTTAACTACAGAACAGCAGATCCCCGATCGTATTGATCTTATAGATCAGGTTAACCGTACTGTGGATGAGATTTTTGACCTAAGCTTGGGTGGCCAAGTCGACTTTAGTACTGCAAGGACAGCAGCCAAACAGCGTAATAAGGAGTTTCGTTTCCAAGGATGCCCAAAGGGGTCCAGAAACAAACTCCCCTCATTATCGGCTTGTTACGAGTTTACCAGGAGTAATGGTGGAGCTTTCCAGTGTCTCTTAGAGAGTACTGGTTGGTCCAATCCAAATTCAATACCCATGTTAATGGGTTATGTATCCTATGGTTTACTCGCTAAACCGATTTATGGCCTCATTGATGATGAGAGCCTCGCTGAGTTTTATAAACCCTCCTTTGATGGTATGGGAGGACGTGTCCTTGTACGGAGAGAACCAATTCTCGAACCTTTTAAGGTCCGAATTATATCAAAGGGCCAGTGTAAGCCCTATCAGCTCGCCCAGCGCTATCAGCCCTGGTTCTGGAGCATGTTACAGACTTGTCCCGTTTTTGATCTTACGGGGCGTCCTGTTGATGAATTGGATTTGGACTCTGTACTAAAGTTTGGTCGTGAATCAAACCAACACACACAGATTGTATCTGGTGACTATAAAGCAGCAACCGATAATCTTCACGTTGTTTTATGTGAAGCAGCCCTGGCTAGGTACTGTTTTAGAATGAGAATTCCATTTCATGAAGCTCTCATTTTGAAATCGTGTCTAACTGGGCATAAGATTGACAATAGGACGTCGGACGATTATAAGAATTGTCCTTTTCGTCTTACTGGTGATCTTGCTGGTGACTGCTTTGGTGATCTTAACGGTCTTGACAATGAGATGGTAGACCAGAAATGGGGCCAACTTATGGGTTCTCCTATTAGTTTTCCGATTCTCTGTAGTATTAATGCTGCAGTTACTCGGTATGCTATGGAGATCGCATATGGCCGAACTATCACTCTCCTCGAGAGATCACTTCTGGTTAATGGTGACGATGTCATCTTCACCATTCCCTCAGGTCAATATCAGACCTGGGTAGATATAGTCACTGATGCCGGACTCTCCCCTAGTGTGGGAAAGAATTTTGTTAGCCGTCGTTATGGTGTTATCAACTCACAGATGTTTGATTGTGGGTTGGATTGGGATCGTAGGGAAACTGTTGTTACGCCCATGCCCATACTTTATATGAACCTTCTTCGAGCGGGTTTACATAAAGTTGATAACCTGATCATGAATCAGGAATACCTTAAGCATGGAAAGAACTTACAGGGGCAGTTCGAAGACCTAATAAAGTGGCAAAGTGTGGAAGATACGCGATTGTATCTTGACCGTGCTTACCACTATGCAAGGCCTCTGTTGAGTTTACTACCACCAGTGTCATGGACACTTCCGAGATTTTTGGGGGGTCTAGGTTTACCGAGTTACAAGGCTAGTATCTCACTACAGCAAAGGAAAGTTGCTACTCTCATTTCCTGTAGTGATAACAAGTCTCGTCGTGAGATTCTTCGTCTAGAATGGTTAAAAGGTGAAAACCTTACCTATCTAGAGGAAGCTCACCGTCAACACGATAAACTTTTAGACGGCCTCAAAATACCTTTGGAGTGGTCACCAAGTAAGGGGGACGAGTGTCCACTTTGGCAGACATTTGCGAAATCTCACGTTAACATGGGAATTCACAAGTCGGAAGTGGACACCCAGTCCGTACTTCGACGGTGGGGGGTGGTATGGCAAAAGCTCGTTAACAACACGAAAAAGATCAAATGGGGAGAGACTCTCCATCTAATCTCAGACGCTGTAGCGAATAGCTTTCACTCTGGATATTGGGGACGTTCTGTAACGTCCTCTCCTTTAGGTGCCCTGGGGCCTCTGACAAAAGTATCGAATGGGTTAGTGATCCACAATACTTCCTTTAATTTGGAAGAATGCACTTACTAACTCAAACGAACAACTGTCCTTCATCTGGTGCTGGATCGGCTGATTGGTTTAACAAGAATGTGAATTGTTGTTAAAACTTCAGTTTTCTTCCTCGCACAACAGA